ATTGGTCTCTCGAATCTACCGATTCTCCAGTGCTCAGGGAGTTGCGAACGCAACCTCTCATGAGCCGGATAAGTCAAGTAATCCTCGAGGTACCTCGAAGCCTTTGAGGAACGAACGAAATAGGACAAAGCGGAGGAGGTTATCTTCTCTCTTTCAAAGTCCGGAACAAGATTCACCCAACGTCTTACCAATTGTGGCACAACGAAAGGATCCATACGCGCTCCAGCTCTCAGCTGTAAAACTGAGATTGGAGACACGTCCTTGCCGAACACAAAGTTACGTTTAGCGAACTCTGCAACCCCTGGCACCTGAAAGAAAGTTTTGGATGGAGAATACTCCAAACCAAACTCCTTCAGGAGCTCGAGGTAGACCCGCGCGACGCGGGGATCGTTGATGACGACGTCATCTCCCCTAATCACGTATCCAGTGAAGAATGGAAGACCGACTTTATAGGCAGCAAGCTGCACCACCGCATGGTGGAACAAAGTAAAGACGGGCCATAGGCAGTAAATGCCCATGGGAGCACCACACGCGAAGCTACGCTCCGCTTGATGTGTCTTACCGAATAAGATAGGAATCGACATGACTCCTTCCCAAGCGTCCGCGACGCGGTCGCCCAAGAAGTAAGCCACGACGAATCGCATCCACTTACGTGGAGCACGATCGGTCGCCTCACTCATATCAATTGAAGAGAGGATTTTCCCTTCCGCCGACCAGCGGCGCACCTTTTCAACACCCGCAGCCTCATTGAACGAATGATCCATAGGTATGAGACGAAGTACCTCCATGAAATAATCATGAAAGGGTTTCATCACAGCCTGGACAAAGTAGTTCGTGGGAGTTACGGCACGAACCTTACCACCACCTTCCGAAAGGAAGTGGTACCGTGCCAAGCACGAAGCGTAGACGGTAGTACTGTCTACTTCTAAGTACTTGACGCAGGCTTTCAAGCGAGCTCGAAAGTCGGCAAGGCCCGGTTTCAACGTGAGGTGTTCGACGAACACTTCAAGGTGAAGGAGGGTTTCGTAGTATTTCTCTGAGAGCAGAAGCTTAGCGTCAGCCGCTGCACCAATTATATTGGGCATCGAATGAACGCCAGAGCTTGCTAACCAAGGACATAGCCAATCGGTTGGAACCTTAGGTTTCAAGCGACTAAGACTATACTTTGTGTCTAGCCGATACAGAGAGATATAAAGAGATGCATCAGCTGAGAACCACCCAGTATAAGGACTTAAAGCAGCCTTATACGAAGGTTTCGAAGGATGGTTAACTAATCTGTAACATTGAAGGATAGTGAGGACCAAAATCCTGCAAAGCAAGGATTTCTTGCGCAGTATCCTGTCAAGTCGGTATAGCCGACGTGGGAGAACGCCTGAAACGGAGGTCTTAAACCACATCGTCGACGACGGTGGAATAGGACTCTGACAAACCCAGCACTTAGCGCGCTGGTAAAGTTCCTTTCCGTGCTTTGCAGCAAAGAAAGAACCGCGGTGAAGAGCTACGCTCTTCAG